TAAAGAAAAGATTAGATTATGATATAGCAGTTATTGGTATGGCCGCTGTTAAAAATGAATATACAACCTCAGAGGGTATAAACGTGAAATATGTAGATCCTTCTGATTTAGTTCACTCTTATACAGATTCACCTTATTTTGACGATATTTATTATGTTGGTGAAATAAGAAGAGTGTCTGTGGTTGATCTTAAAAAACAATATCCAGAGTTAACAGATGAGGATATTAAAAAACATATTGAAAATCAAGGCAGCAGCACTAAGCTATATAATAAAGCATACCAAACAGCAGACTCGGAAGATAATGCTTATGCTTATATATTGTATTTTGAATACAAAACTTATAAAGATCAAGTACATAAAATAAAAGAAACTTCAACAGGGGCAGAAAAATCAATTCAAAAAGCAGATACATTTAATCCTCCTAAAGATGAAAGGTCAAGATTTAAAAAAGCTAATAGAACAATTGAAGTAATATATGAGGGCGCAAAAATAGTGGGGTCTGATGTATTATTAAAATGGCAGTTAGCTGAAAACATGACAAGGCCAAAGTCTAATACAGTCAAAGCTCAATTTAGCTACAATATAGTAGCGCCTAGAATGTATAAAGGTAAGGTTGAATCACTTGTTAGTAGAATGACTACATTTGCGGATATGATTCAATTAACACATTTAAAACTACAACAAGTATTATCAAGAATGGTTCCTGACGGTGTTTATTTAGATGCAGATGGTATTGCTGAAATAGATTTAGGTAATGGAACAAACTATAATGCGCAAGAAGCTTTAAATATGTATTTTCAAACAGGTTCTGTTATAGGTAGATCAATGACTCAGGACGGCGAATTTAATAATGGTAAAGTTCCAGTTCAAGAATTACAATCCTCAGGGGCTAATGCAAAAATATCAAGTTTAATAAATTCGTATAACTATTATTTACAAATGATAAGGGATGTGACCGGACTAAATGAAGCAAGGGATGGTTCAACACCTGATAAAAACGCTTTAGTAGGTTTACAAAAATTAGCAGCTGCAAATTCAAATACAGCAACAAGACATATATTACAAAGTGGATTATATCTTACTCTTAAAACAGCAGAAGCAATTTCTCTTAGAATATCCGATGTATTAGAGTTTGGGCCAACTAAACAATCGTTTATACAAAGCATTGGTAAATTTAATGTAGCTACATTAGATGAAATGTCACAATTACAAATGCATGATTTTGGAATATTTTTACAATTAGCGCCAGATGAAGAAGAAAAGCAATTACTTGAAAACAATATTCAAATGTCTTTACAAAAAGAACAAATTAATTTAGAAGACGCAATTGATATAAGAGAGATTAAAAACCTTAAACTAGCAAATCAACTGCTTAAGTTAAGAAGAAAACAAAAATTTGAACAGGATAGAGCTATTCAGCAAGAGAATATTCAAATGCAAACGCAATCAAATTCTCAAGCCGCTCAAGCTGCTGCCCAAGCAGATGTTCAAAAACAACAAGCAATTACTCAGAGTAAAGCTCAATTAGCACAAGTTCAGTCGCAACTTGCTACTCAAGAACTTGAAAAAGAAGCAGAAATTAAAATGATATTAATGCAAAAAGAATTTGAATTGAATATGCAACTTAAAGACGCTGATTTAAATGTAATTAAAGATAAAGAGAAGTATAAAGAAGATAGAAAAGATGATAGAACAAAAATACAAGCTTCACAACAGTCTGAATTAATAGATCAAAGAAAAAATAATAAACCACCAAAAAACTTTGAATCAGCAGGATTTGATAGTTTAGGAGGCTTTGGATTAGAGCAGTTCGATCCAAGATAATAACTAAATAATAAAAAAATGAGTAAAGTAGCAAAAAATGATTGGACTGGTAGTATAAACGGTTCAGCATATTCAACAGCAAGTTCAGCTGCAATAACACCAACATCAGGAAATGTATGGATAGCAATAACAATGCTAACAGATACTGTTTTTGATAGTGCAAGTGGATTAGTTGCAGAAAGTGCAACAACATATGTTAATACAGAAGGCATTGGAGCAGGAGCTGCAGGCTTAGTTGTTGACAGTGTAACATTCCCAAAAGGAGTAACAATTTATGGTCGTTGGACTGAAATTGATGTTGCTTCAGGAACTATTGTTGCATATCAAGGAATTTAAAGGTATACGTATTCTTGCCTTATTAAAAGAGTACAAATAATTATATTATATTATGTCAGAAGAAACACAAGTAAAAATTGTAGAAGATGAAAATCCATCAACTGCAGAACAAGAAACCAAAGTGCTCAAAAAAATGGGTGCTGATATAGGTGAAGAATCTATTACTAAAGTAGATTTAAGACAAACTAAAGAAGAAACAGATGCCGTTCAAGAACAAAGCACAGATGAAAGCGTGCCACGCGGAAGCAGCACGGATGAAAAAACTGGGGAAGAAGCCAAAGTGGAATTGCAAGAAGTACAGCAAGAAGAAGGCCAATTAACTTTAGAAGAAGTAATTGACGAAGAAACTAAGGAAGAACCTAAAGAAGATCCTGTACAGGAACTTAAAGAAGAAATAGAAGAAGCTGTTCAAACATCACAAGATACAGCTGTAGAGTTACCAGAAAACATTCAAAAGGTTGTAGATTTTATGAATGATACTGGTGGAACGTTAGAAGATTATGTAAAAATTAATCAAGATTATTCTAACACAGATGATTCAACTTTATTATATCAATATTATAATCAAACTAAATCGCATCTTACAAAAGATGAAATAGATTTTTTAATTGAAGATAATTTTTCATTTGATGATGAAATTGATGAACCAAGAGATATTAAGCGAAAAAAACTCGCTTATAAAGAAGAGATTGCAAAAGCAAAAATTCATTTAGAAGGATTGAAAAGTAAATACTACGAGGAAGTCAAGTTGGGTTCTAAGTTAACTTCAGATCAACAAAAAGCAATTGAGTTTTTCAATACCTATAACACCGAACAATCAACACAGCAAAACCTACAGGAAAAGCAAACCGCTCATTTTAATAATGAATCAAAAAAAGTTTTTACAGACGAATTCAAAGGTTTTGAATTTAAAGTCGCAGATAAAAAATATAGATTCAATGTTAAAGATAAGCAACAAGTTCAAGATAGACAAGCAAATATATTAAACGTACTAGATAAGTTTATCAGTGAAGATAATATGTTAAAAGACGCTAACGGCTATCACAAAGCTCTTTTTCGCTGCAGACAATGCAGATACTATTGCAAATCATTTTTATGAACAAGGTAAAACTGATGCTATAAAACAGTTAAACGCAGAATCTAAAAACATAAACATGGATCCTCGTCAAGCTGGCACAGTTGAAGCTGGAGGCTTAAAAGTAAGAGCAATTAGTGGTGATGATAGTTCAAAACTTAAAATTAAACTTAAAAAATAATAATTAAAAATTTCAATATAAAATGGCAGCAATAACTCCATCAGCTGGAGGCTCGTTGAACGCAACGCCAGCACCAGCTAAACAAACTTTGTCAACTAACTACCTATCATTTACAGGTGGTTCAAATGACTGGTCTCAGCAATACCTACCAGATTTATACGAACAAGAAGTTGAAGTATTTGGAAACAGATCCGTAGCTTCTTTCGTAAGAATGGTTGGCGCTGAAATGCCTATGACTGCAGATCAAGTAATTTGGTCTGAGCAAGGTAGACTACACTTACACTACAAAGGTGCAGCAGTAGCTAACACCGGTGTAATTACAATCGCATCTTCAGGAACTCACGCAGTAAGAGTTGGACAAACTATCGTACTTAGCGATAACCAAACTTCTCCTACAGTAATTAAAGCAGTACGTTTCTGCAATAGCGAGTGACAACACAACTCTAACAGCAATACCTTATACAGGTGGTGCAACAGTTGGAGCTGTATCAGGTTTCGTAACAACAGATGATGACGGGACAGCAACTTGTGACTTATTCGTGTATGGTTCTGAATTCAAAAAAGGAACATCAGGAATGACAGGTGCAGTAACACCATCTTTCGCTTCTTTATCTAACAAACCAATTATAATTAAAGATAAGTATGAGGTTTCAGGATCTGACGCTTCTCAAATTGGTTGGGTTGAAGTAACAGGTGAGAATGGACAATCTGGTTACCTATGGTATTTAAAAGCTGAAGGTGATACAAGAACAAGATTCGAGGACAACCTTGAAATGGCAATGATTGAAGGTGAACTAGCAGCAGCAGCTGGTGGTGTGGACTCTCAGTTAGGTACAGCTGGAGCAGAAGCAACAGCAGGAACTGAAGGTCTTTTTGCAGCAATTACTGCAAGAGGTCACGTTACTACTGGTATTGCAGGTACATCTCCAACAGATGACTTAGGTTCTTTTGACAACATACTTAAGAAGTTTGATGCTCAAGGTGCAATCGAAGAAAACATGTTATTTATCAACAGAGAAGTATCTCTAGCGATTGATGATATGCTAGCAACTCAAAATTCTTACGGAGCAGGTGGTACATCTTACGGTGTATTCTCTAACAGTGAGGATATGGCGCTTAACTTAGGTTTTTCAGGATTTAGAAGAGGTTCTTATGACTTCTACAAAACTGACTGGAAATACTTAAATGACGCATCAACAAGAGGTATTATTGAAAACGACATAAGAGGAGTTGTTGTGCCAGCTGGTACATCTACTGTTTATGACCAAACACTTGGTAAAAACATTAAAAGACCATTCTTACACGTTAGATATAGAGCTTCACAAGCTGATGATAGAAAAATGAAATCTTGGACAACTGGTTCTGTTGGTGGTAACATCACATCAGATCTAGATGCAATGGAGGTTCACTACCTATCAGAAAGATGTTTAATTACTCAAGGTGCTAATAACTTTATGTTATTAACTTCTTAAATTTTTCATAGTAGAGCAGGGCATTGTATTAGTGCCCTGACTTTACTTTTTATTAACTTTTATTATATTATATCATGACACAAAAAACAAAAGCCGAAAAGGCACCAAAACCTATTAAAGAAACTGTAGTTGAAAAACCAGTTGAAAAAGTAGTTGAACAACCAAAAGAAACAAAACCTTCTTGGGTTGTAAAAGACAGGGTTTATTCCCTTAAAGATGGTTTAGCACCTTTAACATATACAGTAAAAAGTTCTAACATATTTTATTTTGATGAAGAAAAAGGATATGAAAGAGAGCTTAAATATACAACAAATCAAAAAACACCATTTGTTGATGAATTTAAAGGAGTAGCTAAATTAGAACACATAACGTTTGAAGACGGAACATTAACAGTTCCTAAGAGAAAACAAACATTACAAAAACTTTTATCATTATATCACCCTCAAAGAAATTCATTATTTTTTGAATTTGATCCAGAAACACAAGCTGAAGATGAGTTAGATATGATGGAATTAGAAATTGAAGCTTTAAATGTAGCAATGAGTATGGAAATTGACCAGATAGAGGCAATAGTACGTACTGAGGCTGGAAATAAGGCATCTAGGATGACTTCTAAGGAGCTTAGACGTGATTTGATTAATATTGCAAAGAGAGATCCTATTCTATTCTTAGAACTAGCGAATGACGAAAACATCAATATTAGAAATATGGGTATTAGAGCAGTTGAAGCGGCTATTATAAAGTTATCAGCTGATCAAAGAACTTTTACATGGGGCGCAACAAATAAAAAATTAGTTACAGTACCATACGAAGAAAATCCATATAGTGCATTAGCAGCGTTTTTCAAAACCGATGATGGAATTGAAATATACGATGCAATTGAAAAAAGACTTAAATAAGTCATAATTATAGTATAGGGCTACTGTAATTGTGGCCTTATATTATAATAATAAAAAAAAATATGGCAATTAGCATAGACACAGTTTATCAAAGAGTACAAGCTATTCTTAACAAAGAAAATCGTGGATATATATCACCACAAGAATTTAATTTATTCGCTAATCAAGCACAGCTTGAAATATTCGAACAGTACTTCTTTGACTTAAATCAATATGAAAGACTGCCAAAAAAAGATACTGAGTATAGCAACTTGGTAAAAACTATTAATGAAAGAGTAAGTAAGTTTAAAACTTCAGCAACACTTTCATATGTATCAAGCTATTTTACACTGCCAACTGATTTACACAAGTTAGGCACAGTAATATACAATAGCACAACGCCTGTTGAAGAAATAGATCAAAAAAATCTACTAGAATATACACTTTCCCCTTTAACAGCACCATCAACAACTAATCCCGTTTATGCACAGAATATACAAACTACTTCATCAGTATGGAGCATAGTATTATATCCTAGTACTATAACATCTTTAATAACAGCTACATATATTAGAAAGCCAAAAGAAGTAAACTGGGCATCTCAAACTGTTGTTGGTAATGCTTTATACAGCGCAGGATCATCAACTAGTTTTGAACTTCATGACTCTGAAGAAACAAACCTTGTTATAAAAATATTATTATATGTAGGGTTAACACTTAGAGCTGGAGATATAGCTCAATTAGCAGACGCAAAAGAAACTAAAAAAATACAACAAGAAAAATCTTAATAAATGGGACTAATAACACAAAGCGAAAGAGAATATTACGAAGGCGAACAGCTTTTTACAGGCGATGGAAGCGATACTACGTTTACATTAACGTTTACACCGCTGCCAACAGCTAAGTCAAAATTTAGAGTTTTTTATGATGGTTTAGAGCTAGACGACGATGGCGTTAGTAATTATGATGCAAGCACAGGCGTTATAACCTTTAGTACAGCGCCAGCAAATGGTGTAATAATAAAAGTATTATTAGAAAGTGCTAATACAGGTAATTATAAATATATATCGTTAGATAACATAGTAAATAACTTTATGGTATCTTATATAGGAGATGGTAAAATTATAGACAACGCAAGAAAGCTAGATGTATTATTTCACTGTAAAAGAGCAATACAAGAGTTTAGTTACGATATAAGCAGAGTAGAAAAAATATTTGAAGTAACAATACCTGCAAGCTTAACATTGCCAGTACCACAAGATTATGTTAATTATGTTAAATTAGCATGGGCAGATGACAATGGTCCTTGAAAGACCAATATATCCTGCTCGTCAAACATCTAGGCCGTCAAAATCAGCGTTACAAGATACAGATGCTACTTACCTATATGATAATGATAACTCTCTTTTATTAGCAGAGCCTGAAATTACTCAAAGTTTTAAAGGTATTGAAACAAATCCTTCGCTTGGATCATCAAGCTCAAAAGATTATTTTGCACAGAATCCAACATACAGTGATAGTATAATAGGTTATGGTAGAAGATATGGTAGTAGTCCTGAAAATTTACAAGTAAATGGTGTATTTATACACGATGAAGCAAATGGTAATTTTGGATTTAGTAGCAACCTTTCTGGTAAAAACTTATTATTACATTATGTATCAGATGGACTTGGTACTGATGCGGAAATGAAAATACACAAAATGGCTGAAGAAGCTGTTTATAAATATGTAGCACACGCTATATTATCCGCAAAAGCAAATGTTCCTGAATATATTGTAAATAGATTTAGAAGAGAAAGAAGAGCAGCAATGCGTAATGCTAAATTAAGATTATCAAATATTAAATTAAATGAGCTTTCTCAAATAATGAGAAACAAGTCTAAGCATCTTAAACACTAATTAAATGCCAGAAATCAAAAAAACATTCCTTAGGGGAAGAATGAATAAAGACCTCGATGAGAGACTTTTGCCTGATGGTGAATATAGAGATGCTTCTAATATACAAATATCAAGTACAGAAGCTAACGATGCTGGTACTGTACAAAATGTATTAGGCAACAAATATGCAAATAAAACCGCTTCAGGCACTTATACAGGAACTTATGGTATGGGTGGTAAGTGTGTTGGGTCTATTGAAAATAATGAAACTAATAAATTATATCTATTTATAAAAGGTACGTCAGGTAAACGCTATAGTTGAATATAATGCAGTAACTGAAACTTCAGTTCCCGTAATAGTTGATACTAGATCAGGTAATACAGAAGATTCTAAAAATATATTAAATTTTACAGATACAAAAATTACCGGTGTAGCTATATTACAAGATTATTTAATTTTTACAGATAATAATTCTGAACCAAAAATAATTGATATAGGTGATGATTCTATTTTTAAATCAGGATCAGAATCAACTTATGATCAAACTACACAAATTAACAACGAGGCGTTTAGAGAATCTGATATTACTTTAATTAGAAAAAAACCTCACAACGCCCCAAAAGTTGTTATAGAATCAACAATAAATAACAGTATACCTAATGAAGATTTAAGAGCAGCCGAAATTGTTACAAATAATTCAACTATTTATGATGAAAAATTTGTAAGATTTGCTTACAGATGGAAATTTACAAATGGGCAGTATTCTGCTTATTCGCCTTTTTCAGAGCCAGTATTTTTTCCTAATTCAGGAGCATTGGGAACAACATTAAGTGCTTATACTGTGGAGTCCGGGGAAAATACCCGTATGATTAACAATATTACAAAAGCTTCATTGTTTAATATAGAATGTGGTAACGGTAGAAATAATTCAGATATAGTTAATAATATAGACTATGTAGATATTTTATATAAAGAATCAAACAATACAAATATATACGTATATAAAACTATACCTATCACAGAAGCTTTAACAGGATACTCAGGCGGTATAAGTGTAAATGATGAAAGTAAAAAATCTATAATACCGGATGATCAATTGTTTAGGGTTTATGATAATGTGCCTTACAAAGCAAAAGCTTTAGATACCGTAGGTAATAGATTAATTTTTGGTAATTATAAAGATGGACTAGATATAGAAGGTTTCAGTCCAAATTTTAATAGTGTAAATTTAGTTTCAAGAGATTTTGTAGAAGATGAAGTTACAAGAAAATTTTTTAATGCTTCTGATGACACAGTTTCAGGGTTTATAGGTGTTACTAATGATACTGTTAAAGACATGGCTACTGTAAAAAGTGGTAGAAATTATCAAATAGGAATTGTTTTTGAAGATGAGTATGGTAGACAAACACCTGTTACTACGGATCCTTCTGGATTTAAAAAAGTTCCTTTTACTACTTATTCAACCGGGTCTGCTTCTACTGACGGGTTTGGTAAAAAATTTCAAATTACAATGGACGGACTGCCACCTGGTGTTAAAGAATTTAGAGGGGATGGAACAAGAAAAGAATTTATTTTGGGCTTTGCTAATAAACCTAAAACTATTAATGATTTTGCGGTATATATAGACAATATTGACACGCCTAAAATACCAAAAACCTCTAGCGCAAATAATGATTATGATTATAATATTTCTACAGGCGCTGTTACTTTTACATCCGCACCTACAGCTAATGCAAGAATAATTTTTGATTTGAATAGAATTAAAAAATTTAAATACTTTATTAAGGAAAATAAAGGTGAATATTATAATTTTGTAGTTGATAAAGTAAGAGATAACTCAGAGGACGGTGGTATTACAGCTTGGTTAATAGTGCCTAGCTTTGAAATTAATAAAGTTAAAGAAGGAGACACTATTATATTAAAAAAACCAGCCAATACAACTGCTCCAATCAATTATTCAAAAGTTGCGGGTGAAGGGCCTGATAATTATAAATTTAAAATATTAGATATTTCAGAAACTAGGCCTGATAATATAAATGACTCAGCTGAATATTCAGATAGATTTTTTATAAAAGTTAAAAATAATGATGCTCTTGTTAGCGAATTATTTCAGGTGCAAGGAACAGGTGCGTCTAATGGGGCTATTGTTGCTTCTAAATTTATAAAAGTATATAGACCAGCCCTTGGGTTTACAGCTGGATTAGTAGAAGCTTTTGGCTTGCCGCTAGGGTCATATTCTGAAACAAAAGGAGATGAATTTTTAATTCATGACTTTTATTTTTCAAATGGCCACGTATATGAAATTTTATACCCACAAGATACAACTGTAGCGACTGCTTTTGATGACACAATGAATCAAAATAATATATGTAGTAATAACAACGCTGACGGATATGCAATTTCAACCTCTACATCAGGCTCCGCTTATGATTTATCTGGCATAGCTTTTAACGATGGTCAAACTGGAAATATTGTAGAAAACGTATATTATAAACATGCTGCAGGAGCTCCTACTGAATTTTATATTTGTTATAGTAGCACAGCACCTACAAATTCATATGGAACAACATTTTCAAGTCTTGATTCACCGGCTCAATTTGAAGTAATACCAAAAGAATTTCAAACTTTAGATGTATATTATGAAACAGCAGAGTCATTTCCAATAAAAAATTATGGTGATTACCAAATAAGCGGAACAAATCAAACTCAAACTTTATCTTTTATAAATGCTTTTATGGGCTCAGATGGTACTGAAAGTAATAGGATTAAAGACGATTTTAATGCGGACTTTTTAGATAATGGAGTAAAATTATCTACTACTATAAGCGATGAGTATACTGAAAGACATCAAAAAAATAGTTTAATATTTTCTGGTATTTTTAACGCAGAATCAGACGTAAATAAATTAAATGAATTTAATCCTGGTTTAAAAATTACAAAAGAAATAAATCCTGAATATGGAAGTATTCAAAAGTTACACACAAGAAATACAGATATAATAACTTTATGTGAGGATAAAATATTAAGAGTATTAGCTAATAAAGATGCTTTATTTAATTCTGATGGAAATATAAATTTAACATCTAACCAAAATGTATTAGGGCAGGCTATAGCTTATAAAGGAGAATACGGTATTTCAAAAAACCCTGAATCGTTTGCTTCACATGGGTACAGAGCATATTTTACAGATAAATCAAGAGGAAGCGTTTTAAGATTAACGCAAGATGGGTTAACTGTTATTTCAAGCAAAGGGATGACATCATATTTTAGAGAAAATTTAATTGCAGAAACAGAACAAATAGTTGGTTCATTTGACGTTTATTCGCAACAATATATATTAGCTATTCCCACGGTACTAAGTAGTTTAGCTTTTAAAGAAGATGTAGATGGTTGGAGTTCAAGATTATCTTTTTTACCTGATACAGGAATATCAGTAAATGGTAAATATTATACATGCTCAACTGGTGAGCTATATCAGCACCATGCCGCAGAGGTTAATAGAAATAATTTTTATGGTATACAACATACTTCTGGATTAAAGTTTATATTTAATCAAGATCCTTCTGCAATAAAAAACTTTCAAACTATTTCGTATGAGGGAACTGAAGGTTGGTTATCAAAGCTAAATGGTATTGACGTTATTTCTACTGATCAACAAACTGGTGAAATTATTAATTTTACTAAAAAAGAAGGTAAATATTTTGCTAATATATCTGGAACTGAAGAAGAATTAAATACATTATCTGGTAGTGAATTAGATTCAAAACTAAAAAACTTTTCAATACAAGGATTAGGTAATATAGCTAATCACAGTGGAGTGCCATTTACAACTACTACAACCACAACTACAAGCACAACTACTACGACTACAAGCACAACTACTACAACTACAACGTTAGATTGTGGTTTAACATTATCAGTTGGTAGTTATTCAAATAATGGTTGTACTATAACAGGTAGTTTTGGTTCAAGTTATACAAATAGTGATAATCTTATTTTAACTGTAGGCACAGGTGCTATTGGGGATGGAACGGTAACTAAAAGTGAATTAGCCGCAGGGCATACAACAACAATGAACGAAGGAGCAACTATAACAGCAACAGTTATAAGTGGATTATGTGTTGGGACAGTAGCTACTATTAATGCGCCTCAATCTTCAACAGTGGTTGTACAAGCACCCACCGCAGCGTTTACACATGATACTGTTACTTTATCAGCAACTACAACTGGTACAGTAAATACTTTTAAGTGGTTTAAAGGAACCGCTAGTAATAGTTTAAGTGAAATAGCAGGTGAAATTAGTAGAACATTAACTACAACGGAAACTACAGCAGACGAAATATTTTATAAATGTCAAGTAAATGGAAGCACAGACTCAGCAGTTGTTAGTATAGTATATACAGCTAGAACATCGTATACAGCTAGGTTCCAGTCAGGAACAGAGGCTGCTCAGGCGGCTTGTGCTGCATCGGGGACAACAAGGACTATATTTGGTAATCATGCTTCTTTTGATGATGTAACACAATTTTTTACAGATATTCAAGGAAACATAAATAATTTCCAGCAAGGTACATATTCTAATTCAACTGACGGAAGTAATAATAAATATAGATTTATAAACGCATTTGGTGTGCCGGACACAGCAATAGTATGTAGTACTAATTCTGCAGTTCAAGCAATAACCGTAACGGCTTGTAGAAATTCAAGTATTGTAAAAAACTTTAATGTAACTAAGTCAACAAGTGTTGCAGATTTAGTAGCTAATAAAGTAATTGATTTTACAACAACGCAGGCAGGTTACACACATTGGGTTGTTACAAACGCAAATTATACAGGAGGTTCTTTTGATGGTACACCTACGCTTGCTAATGTAAACAACGCAGATACGTGTATAGCACAGGATCCGCCAACATTAGCAATAACAGCTACAGCAAGTGTTGTAGAGGGCCAAACAATAACTCTTGCAGCAACGCCAAGTCATTCCTCTCAGGGGGGTACTTACAGTTATCAATTTCAAAGAAGTACAGATGATTTTGCTAGCAATTCAAGCAGTGTAGGAAACGCGATTACCGGCACAGCAGCAACGCAGAATAAAACAACAACTGAGTCTGACTGCAGACAGTTTACATTTTAGATGTATATTAAACGGAAGTATAACATCAAATAAAGCGCCTGTTACGGTGTCAGCTTATCAATCAGTAAGTTTAAAACGTACAGCTGGAGCTGATATAGCAGCTAAAACAACCGCTTGTAATTCAACAGACCTAGTAACGTTATATTACAATCAATTAATATCAAACCTATCAGGTTCTACCGTATTGTATTCAGATGACGCGGGAGGGACTAGCAATATAACAGCTGGTACTTATTCTGATGGAACACATTATGCTTATGTTAATGCTAGTAGAAGCGTATTAGAAAAAACAGTAGATGGGACAACAGCTAGATGGCATGTATGTACAGGTACAGCTCAATCAATTACTATAGCAGGTGCAACCACAGCTAACACAAATGATGCCGCACAGTTAACAGCTAATGCTACAAACTATGTGCCAACATCATTTACATGGAAAAGAACACCCCCTGGCGGAAGTGAAGCAATAGTACAAGGGCCAAGTTCTGACTCTATATTTTATGCAAGCGAAAGCAGCGCGGAGCTTTTTCATATAAAGTTATTGCAACTGATGAAGCAGGAGTTTCAAAAGAAGATACTCATACTGTAACATTTAGTGTGCCAACACAAACAGTAACTGTACAAGCTTGTCCTGGAGGAGGCACAAGTTATAATATAAAAATTACAAATGCTACTGGTTTTGGAGTAGGTAATGTTGTTCAATTAGCTTCTTTTGAAGGAGGTAATGCTGGATCATATAAAGTAACTAACGCGAGTGCAGGTAGTTTTGATGATACAACTACAGCAACGAACACTTCTGCTTTTGATAGTTGTTGTTCATCTTTAGGTTGTTCTGTTACAATATCAGATAATCAAAGTGGGGCAGGTGCAATACTAATAGGCACAAGTGTTACATTAACAGCGGCAGCGGTAAATTATACAGCAGCAACTTTTAACTGGCAAGTATCAACTGATGGGGGGTAGTAGTTATGGTAGCACAGTTGGAACAAGTTCAACTTTTAATCCAGATAACAGCGGTGCTGGTACTAAAAAATATAAATGTACTGTTGTAGGAAGCCAAAGCGAAAGTGAATTTGCAACTAAAGATATATCTTGGTTTGAAGCTTCGGAACAGGAAAGAACTTATAGACTTCTTGCTTGTGACGATGATTTTCTTAAATTTGGTACATACACAAGTGTTAATCCTTTAGCTAGTAACACAGTAGTTGATATAGGCACGGGGGTATGTTTTCAAACAGGTACATACTTTGAAGGTGCAAGTCAACCAACAGCTGATGGTGCAATATCTGAACAGTATGCTGATTGTACAGCTTGTAACAATGCTCAAGCTAGAACAGATGATTGTACAGCTAATTTTAGCTCAGGTTCATATACAGGTGGCAGCTATACTCTTACTGGGTTTTTTGGAACAAGTTATAGTGATACTGATGAATTTACTTTAAGTTCAAATAATGGCTCAGCCACAGTTAGCGGTTCTAATATAGTAACAGTAAGCGTTTTAAAAGCAGGTGCGACAGTAACGGCTGTTGCTGGGGCTACAATAACATTAACATCAAGATTTGGCGCAAACTGTGTTAATACAACACATACAACAATAGTACCTCTTTCTACTTGTAATTCAGTACAGGTTTATTATAGTGTTGATAATCCTCAATCAAACACAACGGCTGCAAATAACTTATGTGGCGGGGGAACATTAAGATTAAAAACGGCTTTTATGAATGGAACTACATTAGCTAGCTCTCAAGTTGTTTATAGCAATAATACTTGTTCAAATTTACTTGGAGGAACAAAGTACTTTACGCAAGATAATGCAAATTATTATATATGGAATGGTTATTCATTAGCTGGGCCATATACGATACCTTGCCCATAAAAATTAAATTAAATGAAATATATTTGTGCACAGCCAGCAATTAAATACTTTGCTTGGCAAATAGACGTGTTTATACACAGTCTAATAAATAATAATGTAAATCAAAAAGATATACATATAATAAATTCAATACCTGAAAATGGTATTGATAATTATTTTTCAATATTAAAAGAAAAATACTCTGAGGTTTTATTTGAGTTTTACGTAGATGATAGATCATATAAACAATATCAACCATCTATAAAGCCGCATTTAGCTTATAAACACTATTTAAAACACCCTGAACTACAAAAAGAAAATATACTTTTATTAGATTCAGACGTAAGTATTACAAAACCTTTAGATTTTTCAACTATGCTTAATGATAATATATGGTATTTAAGTGACACTAGCAGCTATTTAAATTACGATTACATAAAATCAAAAGGTGATGACGTTTTAAACAAAATGCTAGAAGTTGCTGATATTAGTGAACATGTAATTAAATCACAAAACAATAACTCTGGTGGCGCTCAATATTTAATAAAAAGTGTTGACGCTATATACTGGAAAGAAGTAGAAGATTTATCACATAGATTATATATAGAGTTATTAGCAATGTACAGTAGAAAGCCACCCGAAGAAGCAGGTAACTACGGATTACAAATATGGACGTCAGAAATGTGGGCTATGATATGGGTTGCATGGAAAAAAGGTATAATGACATTAACACACCCAGAATTAGATTTTTGCTGGGCAACAGATGATATAGAAAAGTGGGATCAAACTAAAATATTCCATAATGCAGGAGTAACATGTGGTTGTCAAAATATGTTTAAAAAATCAAATTACACAAATAAGTTACCTGATTTAAATTTAGCAATTGATGAAACAAAATGTTCATTTAATTATTATAATATGCTAAAAAAAGTTTTAACTTATAAAATACAATAAAAATGTAATAATAACATTATGGCACTTATAACATTAGAAACAACTTTTACAAAAAACACTTCTTTGCAAGTAGGTGATTTAATATATTATTTAGGAACAGATAGCACGGTAAAAAAACTAGGGCCAGTAAATACTATTGCAGACGGATATATTGTTTGTAATGCAACTGGTGATTTATCACAATTAACAACTTCAAGTTATATATTCTTTGGTAAGGATAATAGCAAAAATACTTCCGGGTTGTTAGGGTATTATATGGAAGTAAATATAAAAAACACAGAAACTGATCATGCAGAGCTATTTGCGGTTAATTCAGAAATATTTATAAGTAGCAATTAAAACAAAAATTATGAGCAAATTAGGAGATACACTTAAGGGCCTTCCAGATGCAGGCAAAGCAATAGGCGGCGCTTTTAAAGCAATCGGTAGTCTTTTTGGTGGTAGAAAAAGAAGAAGAAGAGAAAGAGCTGCAAGAAAAGATTTTAAAAAAAGGGGAGCAGACTATGAAGCATTTGATATAACAAATCCTTTTACTGGAATGGAGAACACCTACGACGATGTTTCAAACCCATATGAAGGCTTAACAAATGAATTAAATGATTTAAGAGTATCTACTGAAGCGGCAGATTTTGAGGCACAACAAGTACAACAAGGATTAGCTCAATCTTTAGATGCTTTTAGGGGCGCTGGTGGCGGAAGTGGCGCTGCATCGTTAGCAACAGCATTAGCACAAGAACAAAGAAGAAGTATGCAGGGAATTGCGGCTGATATAGCTAGGCAGGAAGTTGACAATACTAGACTAGCTAGGCAGGCAGATATGAATATACAAAGTCAAACTGCTGAGGCTGATCTTGGTATACAAACAAGACAAGCAGCGGCTGGTATGGATATACAACAACTTGAAGCTACAGGAGAATCTACAAGACAAGAAAGAGAACTTGATAGAAAAGGTGATTTATATGGTATTGCTGCAAGTGAATTGAGCGCAGCTAGAGAAGCTAGGCAACAAGCTACTTCTGATTTATTCGGAGGTTTAGGAGAGGTTGCAGGTGGTATTTTTGGTAAAGATTAAAATTATAAAAAAAATATTATGGGATTAAGTCAAGCAACAATGAACGCAATTGCAAGAGCGCAGAAAGCAACATCTATATCAACAGCTAGTGTTGGAAGTAAAGCTTTTGCTGATAGCTATGAAAAATCATATTCTGAACAAGTTGAAAAGCTAGCTAAAGAAGAAGAAAGAAAAGAAGAAGCTAAATTAAATTCTCTTGACGAATTAGAAGAATTAACTTTATTAGGCACTAAATTAGGAAAATTTGGACTAGAGGGTGAAAAAATATTAAAAGCTGCTAAAGATGAAGTTTATAAAACATATGATTTAAAATCTACTTTTGATCAAACGGTTGCGCAAAGAGAAATAATGGCAAGGGTTAAAAAAGAATTAGAGCCTTTTGGCGAAGCAAATTTATATTACAAAGTGCAATAAAAGCAAACTCTACAAAGTCTTTAGACAAATCAATGATAGAAATTAAAAATTTTGCTGGAAGTAAATATAATAAATATCAAGTTGTACAGGCGCTGGGAGAAAAACACGAAGTAGTTGATAATGAAACTATACGCACATATATAGATGGGAATGAAATTAATATAAAAATTGCTGATTTTAAAAACCAAGATTTTGCTATTTCAAATAATGACTTACAATTACAAGAGCAGTTTTTAAAGGATGAAAATACTTTTGTAAGAGATGCAAGGCAATCTAACATGACAAACAACCAAGTAGAAAACATGGTAGATGAGTATATGAGGAACATAGATCAACAGGGCAAGAAAAATTTACTTTATAATTTTTTTAATATTGATTTAAGTGAAGAGGCAGCAAATTATGAAGGCCCAGAAGATATTTATAAAACTACTTTAAAAGAAAGAATGTTAAAAAGAATTAGAAGTAGATATAATGAAGAAGATGAAAAGAAAAATGAAGATGATCCTAAATCTTATGTAACAAGAGCTAACGAACTTATAGAAGCAGGAGAAAACAGCAACTGGTACAAAACAGTTGTTATCAGATAGACTTAGAGGACAATACAAAATACAAGGCAGTAAAGTTACATTTTTATCTGGTTACGAAAAAGATGCAAATGGAGATGAAGACTTTTCAAAACCTTTATTTGAATCAACCCCTTTGGACATGTATGATTTAAATGATAGAAAACAAATTTTATCTAAAGTATCACAAAATGTTTATATAGGTAACGAGGCTGATTCAATTTCAGATATAATTTTTAAAACTAGTTTTGATATTGATTCAAACCCAAATACTTCAGTCCCACCACCAGGAACAACACCATTCCCTCCAATTTTTCCACCTAATAATTAAAAAAAATAAATTATGTTTGAATTAAATGGTCAAAAATTTACATCTAGAGCAAGTACAAGACGCCGCTAATAAAAGCAATTTGTCTTTAGAGGAATATCTTGCTAAATCTGGTATGACTAGAATATTAGAAAGTTCACCGGATTTTCAAAACCCTACAATGCCGGGTGCGGTTGTAGGAGAGTTCAAGCACCCGATATGGGGCCCAGATTGGCAGATGGTTCTTTGGAATTACCTGTTCCGACTGAGCAGTTATTAGGTAAAAAACCACCAAAAAAAACAGCTTAATCTTAATGACTGGAAAGAAGGGCTAGCTAGTATATTTGAAGATGAAAACTGGAATTATTGGGTCTATGGTAGTAGGAGCTAAAACTGGTAATGAAAGAAGAAAAGCGGCGAACGAAATATTTAAAGTATTTAAAGGCAATAAAGATGAAGGGAGCATTGAGGATTTTGTTGAGGTTGCTAATAAAATGAATGAGGCACCCCAAATAGAATCATTTAATAAATGGAGTGAATCATATGATAAGTATAAAGAGGCTTATAAAAAAGTTCCTGGTTATGATAATATAAAAAGTGATTTAGTTGCTACTGTAATGGCGTCAAAGGAAGAGGGTGTTGCTGGAATGTTTGGTGTATTTACACAATCAATGGTAAGTATGCTTAACTCTGAGGCTGTTGGTCAGGGATTAGATTATGGATTAGTTGGCTCATTAGGTGGAATCGCTGCGGGTGCGGCAGGTGGCCCATTAGCACCGGTAACAAGTACTGCAGGTGGAATTGGCGGTGGTGTTTCAGGTTTTATGATGGGCGCAAGTAAAATGACGGAGCAGTTAGCAACTTTTACAGATTTAGTACAAGAAGAAATTAGAGACAATCCTCAAAAATATAAAGGCGGGTTTAATGAAGAAAATGTAGGAGTAGTTTTAAATGATGAAGATTTATTTAAAAAATTTAAAAGAAGAAGTATTTCTAGAGGATTTACCATAGGAGCAATTGATGCAGCAGGAGCTGTTTTTGGTATTAAAGGCGCTAGTCTTATATCAGCATCTACTAGAAAAGCAGCGGGGCCCGATTGCATCAAAATTAGCGGGGGGGAGCAGTTGTTGGAGCGGCTGAAACGGGATCTGCTTTTACAGGGGAATTAGGTGGACAATTAGCGGCAGGACAAGATATTGATATTAAAGAGGGTATTGTTGAATCAATAGTAGGTCCAGTTACATCGTCTCCCACTACTGTAGCGGCCGCTGGATTAGGTTTTGGAATGAAGCCTACGTTGGGTAAATACAAAGTAAATGGAGATCAAATTACAAGAGAAATGGCTCTTGAATTAAATAAACTAAGAACATTAGAAGATGATTTTGTTATAGAAGTTACTGGTGACCCTGAAGTTGAAAAAATTATTTCTGATAAAACAAAAGATTTTGCATTAGAAAAAGATATTGATCCTGAGTTAACAGATAAATTAGATAGAGCTGCCGTAAAAGCTTTAGAATCTCAAAGAGCTGATCTTTTAAATTCAAAAACTAGAAGCGGTAAAAACAGGCTGAAAGATATTGAAAATCAAATTGATGAAATTACTAATAAAGTAACTGAAAAAAATAAAAATATATCAAATACTAATGAAGAATTAATTAATACAATAAAATCTGAAGAGTCTACGCCTACACAAATAGAAACAGCTAAAAACAAATTAGTAGAAACTAATCAAGGTTTAATAAATACTATAGTAAATAAAAACTTTAACCCAACATTAGACACTACACTTACAAAAGAAGATTTTGCATCAGAAATTAATATAGAGTTTGCTAAATTAATCAATTCGTATAAACCTGAAAAAGGCACACCTTTTGGTGCTTATGTACAACAAAACCTACCGAAAAGATTACCAGCTGTATTCGATAGATTAGTTGAAACAAAAACTAATCCTGAGACTGGTAAACAAGAAATAATATCTAAACAAGATATAACTGAAAAACAGATTGAAGGTGAAATAACTACACAAGGAGAAGTTAAATTACAAGTTGATAAAGTAAAATCTGTAAAAAATAAATTATTTACATCAAAGTTAGGCTTTGATAAAAAGTTTGTTCCAGGACAAACAGATAAAACTTTTGCCGATGTAATTGCTGAAGCAGTAACTAAAACATTTGGTACTAGTCTTCCTGAAGTAACTAATAAAAACTTTGTAAAAGAATTCCAAAAGAAAAACAGAGCTGAGTTAACACCTTTTATTCAAGAGTTATTAAAGAAGGATAAAGACACAGGCGTTGATAATTTTAAAATATTTCTTGAACAAAACTTTGATGAGGTTATAAATCAATTACCTCAAAACGTTATAAACAAAAAATATAAAATGCTAAGAGAGGCTGTTACAGATGAACAAGGTAACAGACGAAGAGAAGCAACAAAAGAAGGAAATGTAATGTTTACAAAAGTGCAGCAAGAAAAAGCTGATTTTATAAAATATTTTACAGATCCTGAACTTGGTTCAAGCACAAGGAGTGATAGAAAACAATCTTTATTAAGAACATTAGTAGATGAGCTTTCAGCAGATGCCGCTTTACAGGTCACACAAGACGAAAAAGTAATGGATAAGTTTAAACAAGTTCAAGATGTAGAGGGCAAAGCAGTACCCGACAATTTTCTTGATGTTATTGTTGAAAAACTTGATAGAGGAATTGACTACTTAAATAACTTACAAAAAAATAATGGTACTTTATATGCAAGTTTAGGTTTACCTGAATTAACAATACAAGCTATTAAAGTGTTTATGCAAACACTGAGTGTTACTTTTAAAGCAACAAATAATTTTGCAAAAGCTTTATCGGCTGGTATAAAAGAAGCACAAAAACTATTTGACTCAAAAGAGGAAAAAGCTATAGTTAAGAAAAATCTTGAACAAGTTTTTACAGGCCCTAAAAGTATAAATGAAAACAATATAAATAGAGCAGCAGAAAATCTTGATACTGATTTAGTTGGCCTTGCAGGAAGAAAACTTATTGATTCTAAAATTGCTGAAATAAAAAAGATTAAAAATAAAAGAACAAGAGTAGCTGCTACTAAAGATTTTGTTAAAAACGTATTGCCCTCTTATATTAAAGGAAGACAATCTTTAAAAAATATAGTTGGTACCAAGAATAGAGCCGCTCTTAAATATTTAAGGGATAATGGTCTTGCTAAAATTTCCGATGGCTTTCAAATGGATGGAGACAGTATAAGTTTTGTTAATGAAGATGGCTTACGAACTGTATTCAGACCTTTAAATAAAACAAGACCTTCTACTTTAAACGGAAAGTTTTTAGGTAAAAAAATGACTGTTGATAAATTTATATCAGGTTTAAATGACATGAAGTACGATATAAATAAACAATCTGAGGATTCCGCAAACGCTGTTGTTAAAGAAATAAGTAGGTTAGCTAAGCAAGGGGATATAAAAGGAGCTAAAGCTTTATTAATGATTTTAGGTGAGCATAGCGATTCCATATTAAGACTAGCGGGTAAATTAAGAGATGTTGAAACTAATTTACCAGAAGTCAAACGTAATAAAGATGGAAGTCTTAAACTTGATAAAAAAGGTAAAGCTATTTCAGGTATTACATATGAACATACTCCTCCAATTAAAACTTTAAGAACACAAATAGAAGCTTTATTAGATGTTTTTGAAAAAGATAGTAATTTAAATAAACTTGAAAAAAATATAAAGGGTGTATTAAATACAAGTTATGTTGACTTAGTTGATAAAAAGCACAAAACAGAACTAGATAATACCCAAATGCCTAAAAGTTATAAACCTGGTGATGATAGTAGAATCAGATATAAAAAATTAGGTATAAAAACAGAGCCTGTTTTTGACAAAAAAAATACAGACCAAAATACAGAAACAGAGTTAAATGAAATGCTGGAAAGAACTAAAGGCATTAAAGCAGGCGAAAAAGTTTCTATAGCAAAAGCAAAAACATTAGGCGCTAAAAACGAAACAACAAAATTATTTCTTCCTAATACAGCTGAAGATTTATTAGGCTTGTTATATAGGTTTGCAGGCGTAGGTAAGCAAGGTAACGCGGATTTAAAATGGATTAAAGAAACCTTTACGAGGCCTTTAACAAGAGCAAACTTAGAATTTGAAGCTTTACAGGTTAGATCAAATGAATTTTTAAAAGAAGCAAAAGCTATAATGGCTGAATTAAAGATTGATTTAACAAAAGAAGCTATAGATGGTTACACTGTAGAACAAGCTATTAGAATACATCTTTGGAATAAGAGAGGGTATAAAGTTCCAGGCATGGACCCTGGGAAAAAACCTGGGCCTGAACAAGCTAAGGTGGTGGAATGGGTAAGACAAAATTTTGATCCATTACAATTTACAGATGCTATAGAAGAAGCATATATTGCTAATGAAAATAAATATCCTGAACCAGACGAAAACTGGATTAGTGGTACTATTACAACAGATTTGTTAGAATTTACTAATACACAAACAAGATCAGAAATGTTTCAGCCATTTTTTGATAAAGTAGAAGCTGCGTTTGGTAAGTTTGATAAATTTAATGGTAAATTATCTGGACCAACTGTAAATAAAATAAGAAGTATTTATGGTAATTCATTTGTGGAAGCATTAGAAAGCTCTTTTTATAGAATTGGCACAGGTAAAAACAGAACGTATCAATTAGATAAACAAGGTGGTGTAATGCTTGATTGGTTAAACAATGCTATAGGTAACATAATGTTTATTAATACTAGGTCCGCGTTGCTGCAAACTATATCAGCGGCGAACTTTGTTAATTGGAGTGATAATAATCCTTTAAACGCGGCAAAAGCATGGTCAAATCAGCCTAAATTTTGGAGTTATTTTAATAAAATATTCTTTTCAGATTATTTAGAATCAAGAAGATCTGGTTTAAGAACTGATGTAAATGAACAAGAAATAGCAACCGCAGCGGCAAATTCAAAAAACCCAACAAGAGCTGTAATAGCTACAATATTAAAAAAGGGTTTTATGCCAACACAATTAGCGGATAGTTTTGCTATTGCTTTTGGTGGCTCTTCATTCTTAAGCAACAGAGAGGCTAAATACAAAAAAGATGGAATGTCTGATAAGGACGCTTTTGAAAAAGCTTTTGAGGATATGCGTGAAATAGCTGAGGATACACAGCAATCAGGTAGACCAGAAAAAATATCACAAGAACAATCTGGTTTTGCTGGAAGACTTATATTAGCGTTTCAAAATACGCCTATGCAGTACAACAGACAAATTAAAAAAGCTGGTTTAGATTTAATAAATAGAAGAGGGGATTGGAAAACCAACATAAGTAAAATAATATACTATGGTGGTATACAAAATGCTTTATTCTATTCTTTACAACAAGCTTTATTTTCTATAATGTTTGATGAACCTGAAAATGAAAAAGAAGAAAAAAGAGAAAAGGAAAGATATTATAGAGTTGCAAATGGTATGGCTGATTCTATATTAAGAGGATCAGGTGTATTTGGAGCAATGTTAGGTACTACTAAAAATGTAATTTTAAAAATTGCAGAAAGAGAAGGATTTGATGAAAAAGCAATTGAAGAAATATTTAACTTATCACCGCCAATTGGTACTAAAACAAGAAAACTGTTTGATATAAAAGATAAGTTTACATATAAACAGGAGTTAAAGAAAATGAAAGAAATGGGATTAGATACAGAAAATCCCGCTGTATTAGCTGCGGGTGATGCACTTTCTTTTGGTCTTAACTTACCAGCTGATAGAGCTTTAAAAAAAATAAACAACTTAAGAGCAGCTTATGATAAAGAAAATGAAACGTGGCAAAGAATAGCGTTATCACTTGGTTGGGGTAAATGGGATGTTGGTATTCCATTTGAAAGCACAGCTACAAAATCAAAAAAATCACAAAGTTTACCAAAATTAAAACAACCTAATAGGCCAAAGCCTATGAAAGTAAAACCTATAAAATAAATAGTTATGCCAAAAGACGCGTGTTATAAAAAAGTAAAAGCAAAATATAGAGTATTCCCATCTGCTTATGCAAGTGGGGCAATAGCAAAATGCCGTAAGGTTGGTGCTGCCAACTGGGGCAACAAATCAAAAAAGTAATGGCTGTAAGAAAAACAAAATCAGGGGCTAATCTTAAACGCTGGTTTAAAGAAAAGTGGGTTGATGTCCGTACAGGTAAACCTTGTGGTAGAACAAAGGGCGAAAAAAGAGGTACACCTTATTGTAGGCCTAGTAAACGCGTATCCAGTAAAACAGTAAAGACCGCATCTGAAATGAGTTCATCTGAAAAAGCTAAAAAAATAAGAGAGAAAAAAAGGATAGGTCAACCAGCTGGAAAACCTAGAAGAGTGTCAAACACTAAAAGAAGAAAGTAGTATGGAAAAGATAAGTAAGCATATATCATATAAGGAAGGTGTTAAATCAAACACAGCTATGAGATTGAACATTGATAATTCTCCAGGAGAATATCACTTGGGTAATATGACCGGTGTTGCTATAAATGTATTTGAACCTTTACGTGAATGGGTTGGTGGGCCCATAAAAATTAATTCTTTTTATAGATCTGTTGCTTTGAATAAAGCTATAGGAGGTAGTTCTCGTTCACAACACTGTGATGGTAGAGCTATGGATATTGATGATACATTCGGTTATAAAACCAATGCAGAGATGTATGAATATATAAAAGAAAATTTAAACTTCGATCAAATGATTTGGGAATTTGGTACAGATGAAAACCCGGACTGGGTACATATAAGTTATGTATCTGAAGAGCAGAATAGAAATAGATGTTTAAAAGCCACAAGAGTTAATGGAAAAGCAACGTATAGCATTATATAAAAAACTTTTATTAACTTTACTTGTTTTAACATTTGTTTCTTGTTATACAATAAAATCTACAGTTGTAAATAAGTTAGACAAGACTTGGCCTTGGAGCACTATAAAATACAAAGGGAACCAGAATTTAGATTCCCTTCATATTAATAAACAAAACAAAACTAACCATCGCAACTTAAGCAATCTGGATTCATTGCCTCCGCTGCAATATCGCCTCTGAGAACGCTCTCTGTTCTCGTGTAGTATAAAGTTTTAATTCCTCGCTTCCAAGCTTCCATATGGACTCTATTAATCCATCTAGGTTCTGCTTGTGATGGAAACGCAAGATTTAAACTTACAGACTGATCAATATAAGTTTGTCTTATACCCGCCTGATTAACTAATTCTAGTTGATTTATTTCCTTAAACGTTTTGAAAACATTTTTAACTGGCTCGCCAACTTCTTCCTGAGTAAGCTTGCCACTATTATCGTAATAGTAACCATTTAATTCTTTTATTCCTTGCACAGATCCTTTGTCTTTTAATACTTTATCCCAAGTTTTCTGTGTGTTTATATTTAATTTTCTGAATATTTTTTCTAATTCTCTATTCTTTCTTATAAATGTACCTTTAGCAGATTGCTCTGTAAATACATTAGCGGCCCAGGGTTCAATTCCTGGTGATACATTACCAGATAATTTACTATTTGATACTGTTGGTGCTACAGCCCTTAAGTGTGTATTTCTCATCCCTGTACCTACACACCATAATGGTTCACCATATACATCAGCTAAGTCTCTACTAGCTCTTTCAGTTTCCAGTTTTAGCTGTGAAAATATTTCTCTTGTTTTAAACTGTGCAATCAATCCTTCAAAAGCAATTCCTTTCTGTTGTAATAAAGTATGCCAGCCTAATACACCTAATCCTAACGCTCTTCCTTTCTCAGCAGACCTAACTGCATTACCAAATCCGCGCATATTCTTAGCTCTTTGTATAAATTCTTCTAATACTCCATCTAAAAACCAAGTAGCATCATAAATCAAATCACTATTCTTCCATTCATCATACTTAGCTAAATTAACAGAAGATAAGCAACATACAAAAGAATGTGATTCATCTGTATGTAAAGTAATCTCAGAACATATATTAGTCATATGAACTTTTAAACTATTATCTTTGTATGCTTTAGGATTGTTTTTATTAGTGTTACCTTTAAACATTATATAAGGTTCACCTGTAGCTTTTCTTTTCTGTAATAGTTTACTCCATTTTTTTCTTGCCTCTGGTTGTCCTTCTTCAAGTCTTCTCATAAACTTATCACCTACTACAGCACATTGATGTAAATTAAGTGACTGTCTATTAACATCACCTTTAGGTTCTCTTATTTCAAGCCAATCTAAAAAGTCTGGGTGATCAATGTTTATATTAACAGATGCAGCACCTCTTCTAACAGATCCTTGATTAGTAGCTAATATAGTTGAATCATATATTTTACAGAACGGCACAACACCATCTGATGTTCCATTACCGGCTATAGTGGCACCTGCTGGTCTAATCATATTAACACCAATACCTACACCACCACCGTGTTTTGCAAGCAACATCATTTCAAGATTCTTATTGCCTATATCCATAATACTATCTGATACATCGATACCAAAGCAACTAATAGGTAAACCTCTATCGGTTCCAGTATTAGATAAAACAGGTGAAGCTAAACAAAGCCACCCTTTCCAAATGTAATCAAAAAACTTATCAGCAAGTTCAGGTTTATACAATCTTCTAGCAACAGCTTTAGAAACTCTCATATAAGCTTCTTTAGGTGATTCACCTTGTAGTAGGTAACCACCTGAAATAGTCTTCTTATACACGTCCGTATCGCCCCACGTGGGGTAATCTTCACCTTTCTTCCAGTCGTTATTCCACATCTTCTTTATTTTCTTTTAATTCTTCAGTTAATTTTGTTATTGCTTTTTTATATCCAGGTAATCTTTTTACAGTTTCTAGCGTACCTACAGATAGATCTCTAAGATTATTTAATTCCTGTAGAACACCTTGCATTAATCCTCCAAGCTGCTCTATTTTTTTTCTCATTATTATTAGTTCTGATTCTTTCATATTTATTATTTAATTCCACAAGACGTAGTTATTAAGTGAACTACTTCATTTATACACTCTTTGTTATCCACATATCTATTGCATTTTTCAACAGCATATGTTTCAATTGTTTTTAAATCACACTCAATTTCTGTTTTACTACAGCTTATTAAAGCTAATAGTAATATACTACCAAATATCTTCAAAGTCTTCGCCCTCATTTGCTTTAGAATAATCTGTAGGTCTGATAGCAAAAAAGTCAGTGTGAGTAACACCTCCAGTAAGATGATAAAACCAATCCAAATTACTTGCGCTGGTTGCATCAAACTCAAAATGGTTTGATTCTTCGCTGTAGCCGAGCTCAACAATTTTTTCATTTGCTCTTTTCTTTATAAAGTTTTTTAAATCTTCTTTTTTTAAATTTTCTATATCACCTTGTTCAAACATTTTATCGATATATTTTAATTCAAGGTCTACCATAATATCAGCGGCAGCTAATACATGATCTTCACATTCTTTTTGTAATCCTGGAGTTTCTTCACACATATGCCTAAACAATTGGCATCCCATTTTCGAGTGTAGTGATTCATCTCTTACTGACCATTTCATTTGTTGGCCAATACCTTTAAGTAAGTTTCTAAGCTGAAAGCTATATAAAACAGCAAAAGCAGAATATAACGAAACACCTTCAGCGAAAGCGCTAAAGACTGCCAAACTTTTGGCAATACCAATTTTATCTTTTCCTTCATAACTAACTAAATTTTCAAATCTATCCGCAGTAGCAGGCTCATGTAAGAAAGCTTCAAAGTCTTCAAGACCTAAAGTTTCATTTAAATACGAATAAGCTACAGCGTGAATAGTTTCTTGTGATCCAAACATCATAGCCATTTGTTGTATTTCATGTTTAGGAAACCAACCAACTACTTTTTGTGTCCAATAATCTGACACTGCACATTCTGTTTGTGCAAATCCTAATAATATATTACCTACTAAATGTTTTTCAGCAGGCGTTAACTTTTCATTCCAGTCTTTTACATCAGCCGTCATCGGTATTTCTGTATGTAACCAAAATGCTTGCGCTTGTTTTAACCAACCTTCAGTGTAGTACTCTGGGTACTCGAAAGGTTTGTAAGCTATTCTTTCATCAAATAATCCCATATTAATCTTCTTTATCTTGTTTCATTATTTCTAAAGCTATATCTACAAATGGTAGGTATAGCACGTGTGACACTACTTCGTCTAAATCATAGGATCTAATTCCTATTAATACCCCTGGATATAAACCTATAGATATTCTCCAAACTCTATTCATATACTTTTATATTATATTTATCGTGAATTTCCATAAGCTCTTTCCACCTAAGAAATCCTCTATTAACGGCCCATTTAATATGTTTATCAACTTGCCTTTCTGTGTACTTTAACCTTGCTAACTTTTTTTGTTTTTCAGAATTTCTATTACTCTGTCGCATTCTTTATGATTTTGCGGTTTAAAAAGTATATAGCCTGGAAACTGTTCGGTAACTAATTTTTTAAATAACTTCCATCTAATAGGAAATGATTCATTAGGTCTACCTTTAGTTTCAATTATAAAATCATCACCTATAAAGTCAGGTGTGTATTTTATTGGTAATATTCTTTTTTCTCCTCTGTTTATAAATTCTCCTTTTGAGTTAGCTTGTCTTTCGTAAACCTCATTTTCAAAATGAAATCCATTTAATAGTACAAAAGTTTCACCTTCGTATTTAGCTTTAATCTTTGCTTTTTGTAAAGCCATATACATGTACTTTTCTAATCCTGATGCAAAGTTATGTCCATCATAACTAATCTTCTTAGATTGTACCGGACCTCTTTTCTTTTTAGTGGTCTTCTTTCTTTTATAAAACATTATTCTTTTGCTTTAAGATCTCTTAAATAACATTCTTCAATTTCACTTTTTAATACTTGTCTTGTTTTTTCTATATAGTTGACAGCATCCATTAATTCTTCTTGTATATGTTGAAGCCATGTATCTAGTGGTTGGTCATCTTTTTGTAAAGTAACGCCGTACTTTTTATAACCTACATCAGATCTGTTAATAAACTTTTTTACTACTGATTCTATAATCTTATCTCTTATTTCCATATTAGTCTTTTACAAATGTTCCGTTTACCATTCTCCCAGTTCTACCAGAAATCTCATCATAAGCAAACTGCATACAAGTTTCAATTGAAACACCGTTGAGTTCGGCAAGATTAGTAAGAACAACAACGCTATCACCAATAGCATCGATAATACCTTCTTTATCATTTTTAAGAAGGGATTGCGATAATTCCCCTGTTTCTTCATATAATTTTATTAATTGTGTTTTAGCATCTCCTTTATCTAAGATACCTTTTTCTTTAGCCCATTGCCTTATTAAGTCAAATATTTCTACATTGTTATGAGTAGGCTCGGCTATAAGTGCTTCATAAAAAGCTTTGTTATAAATATAGGTTCTGGTATCGTCATACATAGATTTATGTGAATTAGCTACCATCCATTTGATTGAGTCATCGTTTATTGTAAAATCACCTAATGGCGTTTGCCAAGTTAAACCTACGTTTTTATTT